GTGTTTATATATAATATATTTTCCCTTATATACATAAGATAAAAATTACTCATATACCTGGGGGAAATTACTTACACACTTATAAGAACTTTATTATTACAAACATATCAGAAAATGATATATAACACATAATATAGTTCTTTACCTGGGAGGGGATATTAACAATCTTCTTGGGAATTAATATAATATTGAATAATATAATCTTTTAGGGTTTGTTTTACAAAATCAATAACCTCTTCAGGTTGAACCCCTTTAATACTCTCTAAAGCCAAAAAGGTCTCCAATTCATATATAACCCCAACATAAAAATAAGATTCGTTTGAATAATCACAGGGGAACATACTATCCAATACAACATTCAATAGTTCTTTAACATAATACCCCCTTCTTTTTAAAGCCACGTTCTGATGTTCTGTAATAATATATTTCATATTCTATAAATAGTCTAAAAGGGTCCAATTTTTCCCAAAAATTTTTCTAGGATTTTTTTTTCAAATACTTGTCAAACGGGATTATCCCCCCCTTTTGACTGACAAAACGTCATATATGGAGGGGGGATACGGGGGAGGGAGGGGGTCCCCACGGTATAGGGGGGTAAATGGGGGGAGGGTAGGTATGTTATTGACCATTATGACGGGTCCCTTCCCCCCGGTATATTATGAATGAAGGTATCATTAGATGGTTCCCCCTGTGGTGATGTCAATCCGATGACATATACAAATAAAGTTATTAACATGAGTGGGGGATTAATAACCTAATTTAAGCACGACTTAATAACCTAATTTTAACACGAATAGTTTATCATGTATAGAAACTATACATGAGAGACTTATCAGGTATAGAATTATTAATAATCTATACATGATAATAAAGTTATTAACATGGGGGATTATATTTGGCCATGTCAAATATAATTCGTACCTTTGTTATGTCGGTGGATAACATCCGAGACAGGCAAACATCAGGTGGTGTTCGAAGCGTAGACTCCAGAGCGCCTTATAAAAAAATATACCCCCAGGTTAAAATAAGTTTTGTATATATAAGATTAATTTGTATCTTTATAGTATGAGATTAAAAGATAGTATACACACCAAGACATTAACCACCAAGTTAACTCTTCCCCAGTTAAAAAAGATTATTCAGATATGTCATGAGTTCATGAGCTATAACATTGGGGTTAATCATTCAATTAATAATTCTCTTAGTTCCAAAGTTGTTAATGGGAAAGTCACCCATGATGTATGTGGGGAATATAATTACAATGACGTGGAAATTACTATATACACAAAAAACAATCCCACCTTAAAGGATTTTGTATCCACCTTTATTCATGAGTATACTCATTACATTCTCCCCCAGTCAAGTTATAACTATGGCAAGTTATATAAGAAGTGGGGTTATGATAATCATCCCCATGAAAGAATGTGCAAATCCAATGAAGACTTATTCACCAATGATTGTTTGTCATTTATAAGAAAAGTATTATAGTAGAATTCAATATATATTTTGTATCTTTATGGTATGACAACTCAAGACAAATCTTTAAAATTCTGGTCGTTACATTTTAACTTATTTGAAATGTTAAAGAAGGGGTCCATATCTTTGGATTCATTGAATGGGGAAAAATTGGAAGCTGCCATATACTTTAACAACTGGATTGAAACTAACCAACACTAATAATAATTAATATGTTATATATAATAAAACTAGTCACCAAAAATAACAATATCCTAAACGTATATTCCACAAACAATATAGACCAAGCAATTCAAAAAGAATTTGAATTAATAAAAATCTATGGTAAAGAAAACGTTTGGCTTGTTGATATCATGCAAGAAATATCAGTGGGGTAATTACCTGGTTAAATGTTTCTTTTATTGTTCCCTCGAACTTGTTCTGATTTCCATTTGAAGTGAATTAAAATTATCTTCGTATAAGTCTTCTATTTTAAAAATCATTTCCCAGTTATTACCCCAAACAATATTTCCAGAATCTACTTTAAACTTCTTAAATAAAGTAATATCTAAATACTTTTTGCAAGTATCATATTTTTTTAATGCAGGCAAAAAGTTAATAACATTTCTTTTATTATCATCAAATATAATTTCTATTTTATAATCGTCTAAATATTTTGCTGTAACAACTTTCATATTTACAATTTTGGAGTTTTATTTAATACAAAAAACTTATACCATTTTTCAGATATTTCTTTAATACATCCCTCGAACTTGTTCTGATTTCCATTTGAAGTGAATTAAAATCATCTTCGTTAAGTGGGGATATGGAATTAATCTCATCTATAATATCCACCATCTCACTCTTTACCAATAACATCACATCTTGAACTATTGGTTTGCTCTTCCCAGACAACTTAACCACCTCATAGGTTATACAACCAATTGAAGTTTTCCCCTTATATAATATATTATATATGGACGATTCATTACCACCACTTACGGTACAGTTAAATCCGGTTAAATACATATACATATTATAATCCATATAACCAAATTGTCTATACCACTTTTATGTCATTATTAAGTTATTAACATTGGGGACCCATATCTTTAGTTATGAAAAGTTATACAGTTGTTCATAACTATATGTTAAAATCCTTGGAAATGTCAAAATGTCATGTTGAAGTCACGATGGGGATAATCCCCTCACAGGGAATTCTTTACCACAGACTTACACTTTTTACCACTTTCTTCCCCCCATTTTGTTGCTGTTAATATTAAAACCCCACTTTTTCCCTCCTGGTGACCCCTACATGAGTACTTTTTTAACTACTATAATTCCCCAGCAACAAATGTCATTAATGGTACATGACGCGGGGAAACACTTTAGTGTGTAAGAATAGGTATATGATACGATAATATACGATACATAATACGACTATTAATAACCTTCAACCCCCATCTCAGATGGGTATTATTTCTCACCTTAGTTCTTTTGGTAAAACATACCATATAAATTAATATATAAGTTATATTATATATCATCAATGTCAGGTTTAACCTGACAATAAAGATATGGTTAATAACTTACCATAATATACCTTTCATTAATATACATCAGTGGGGGTAAGAGAAAAGAACTAATATATTATATATTATATTATAATTGGTATATAGTATAATTTATTTATATATGTTATTAAGTGGGGGAATTATTAAAAGGGGGTAATTAAAGGATGTTATTAAATGGGGGAATAATAAAGCTCAAATGATTTTAGAATGTAGCTCAATATGTTTTATATATGACCCACAAATTATATGTTTGTGAGCTATATAACTTTTATAAGAATAAGTTGAGATAATACAATAAAGATATTATTGAAGGGGCGTTAGTTAATTTTACCAGTTAATCTAACTAACAAGTTTTCGCCATCTTTAAAATTTTTGAATGAACTTGACGCTTCACCAGAATTAATACTGTCCATACTTGGAGTCGAAGGTTGGTTTTGAGTTTTTTGTTCATAATCTGATATAGCCAATCTTTTTGCCCATTCATAGTGTTCTAAGCTTTCGGTGTAGGGTGCTCGGCCTTCGGCATTAATAACTGTACCACTGGGAAGTTTAGGTAAAGCTGCAATAGAAGCTTGGTTAAAACTTAGGCCACTTTTTCCTGATTTACCAATACCAATATCAGAACTTTCCTTTGAGTAGTTTACTCCAGTATAGTCAGCCCCAATCTTAATTAAATTTTCGGGTAATGAACTAACAGTTAATTTATTATCTGCCAGAATTTTTTTGGCATGAGATATTTTAATATTTGCCATTTCCACACCATCTTGTGCTCCTGGAAAGTTTTTAATAAAAAAGTCAATATTAGCCTTATTTTCTGGAGCCTTTGCCAAGTCTCTGGTCCAGATTAACCAAGCTTTGGCGGCCAAAGACGTATTATCTCCTTTAGAGTTTTTTACTGTGTCACCAATTGCAAAATTATAAAGAGTAGTCATATCGGCCGCAGACAGAGTTGCAGGTACAGCAGGTGTTTTTGGAGTAGACGCTACTGGTGGTTTTGATGTTGATGCGGCAGGTGGAGTTGATGTGGACGCTACTGGTGGATTTGATGTTGATGCATCAGCAAACGTAGAAGCATATTTGTCTTGGTCAGCGTCAAGTTTTGCCTTTTGTTCAGGTGTAAGTTGTTCAGAGATTACAACACCTCGTTTATACCCCAATACATATTTCATGTATTCTATATCTTTTGTGATATTGTTTTTCATAATTTAAAAATCTTTATAATAAATATACAGAAAAAAAATTTATTAATATATAAATGAATGAGTACATTAGTGAAGTGGAACGTAGTGACACGTAACGACCCACGAAGTGGGTGATGTACGAGTGAATTTATATATTAATTAATTTTTATATATTTATATACTATATGAGTAAAATTTTAATTAATAAAAAACAATTAATATTATTAGAAGATACTAATAAGTTTACTAAAACTATTGAAGAATTAATAATGTCTACACTTGGGGCTAAAGCTAGAGAGAATATTTGTGGTGTAACAATTACAGAGTATTATCCTAAATATCACTTTGGTGGTCATACAAGGTATGGTGGGAATTTGGACGATAAAAGAAGATATTTAAAAGGAACTCTTTATGTAAAAAACATGTCGGTTCACTCAGTTGGCGCTGGTATCTTAATAGATAAAATTTGGAAAATATGTTATGATTATACTGGGGCGGCATTATCAATGGTAAGTGAACCTTGCGATATTTAAATATATATGAGATTTATTATAACCGAGAGTAAAATATATGACACGTTTGTAACGTATATGGATTCAATACACGATTTACATTTTAATGCCCCATCAAAAGAATTTATAACAAAAAGCAATGAAGTGTTTGGTTGGGTTAGTAAGAATGTAAACTATTCGGAAGACGGTTACGCTTTTTTAATCAATTATAGTTTTTTAAATGTGTTGGAAGGTTATTTTGGTAATAATATAAACAATCTATTATTAAAGTATTTTAAAAATAAATTCCCCGATATACTAATTTATTTAATTCTGTAATAATCCCCCCACAATTAATCATTTTTTATAATATGAGTAAAATATTAATAAATAAAAAACAATTAACCTTATTAGAAAATAGTGATAGGTTGTGTAAAGTTATTGAAGATTTAATAATGTCTACGGTTGATTCTAAGGATGTTTGCGGTGTTACTGTCGATTACTATAAGCCTCAATTTAATCACGGTGGAATCAATTCGCTTAATAAGCTAAATGAAAAATATTTACAAGCCACGGTTTATTTTAAAAATAACGCTCTTAATTGGGAAAACAATTCTAAAAAAACAGCTATATTGGACAAGATTTGGGGATTTTGTTATGATTATACCGGGGTCGCGTTATCACTGTTAAGTAAACCTTGTTAACATAAACTTTTTAATAAATCACTAATTAATATGAAAAAACTAATTAAATTTTTAAAAGTAATTGAGTCATATAGAATTAAATGTATGATTCACCAAGGATGGGGTAAAATGTGAAAACAAAGTTAATAAAATTAGAACCATTAATCTAACCTTTTTAACACATCACTAATCCGTAAAAACATTTCAATTGCAACCGGGGCTGATAATAACGCTATTAAAAAGTTATTTACATATGAGTATACAGTTATTACACTACCTATCGTAATGTCTTTTGTTGTTGTGATTAATAATATAATTGATAAAATTAGAAAGATATACTTAATAGTGTTTATTAAAAACCAGTTTTTACCTTGAATGGTAGATTGACAAACTTCTATTTTTCCCCTTCTATTAAAAAAAGATTCAGAACTTGCATATCCACATTCGATTGATTTTGCTTTTGTTTCGTAATGATTATTTGCCATAATAATCCCTTGTCTTATTTTTTTATAAAGTATAAACACTGAACTCACAATAAAAATAATTGAAATGGTAACAAGTATACCAACTTGCCAATTCTCAGAAAAGATAAAAATAAGTGAACCAATTATGGTTACAATTGTTGCAATATAATAATGTACATAACCCTCTAACACAAAAACAATTTGTTGTGCCATATCAGTTCTGGCCACTTTAGTTGAAACATCAACATCATTTTTTTTAAGAAATTTTAATGCTATGTCATTATAAATGATATTATAAACTTTTGTGTCATAAACCATTCGTTTGTAATTGAAAAAATTTGATAAAAAATATGTAATACTTAAAAGTACCATCCAATACCAATTACCATTAATCAACCCATCAATGCTTTTCCCGAGTAAGAATGGCGTTGACAATATAGCTAACTCAGTAAGTATCATAAACATGTATATCCACGATAATTGATATTTGTATTGTTTAAATATATCAACAAGTCGGTTCAGTTTATTCATAGTTTATTTAACTATTGGACATTCGTCAATTAATTGTTCCACCCATTGAACAAAAACTTTTGGCGGTTTCATTTTTTTATTTACCATTGCATTGTGTTGAATACTCATACCTCTCAAATATGATTGTGCACACATTTTTTCGACTTCTTTTTTGTTAAATGTTCTTTCCATAATATTTTATAAATGTATTAATAAAAACCGAATATATCAAATAATATTTATTTATCCCCACCTTTTCCAATCATCTTATCAAAATATTCCACAAATAAATCATGGTCCACCGATACAGAAATTCTTGATACGTTTTTTAATTTTTCTTCCGTATTTTTGAATGTAAATTTATTTAATGGGACACTTGATATTTTATTATTTAATAGTTCATCAAACGTTTTATTTATAATTGCAAATGGCCCGGTTGGAATATCTGTGTATTCGTCAAATAATAAACCATTGTCATGAAGATATTGGATGTTCTTTGTAATGTGGTTTTTTGTTTTTGTTCTGTAGTTATTAAATGCTGCCTGACCTAATGTATAATTAAAAAGTCTATTGATAATTTCTTGTGGTATTGTTGATATTGAATTATATTTGTATAACGAACGAATTTTCATGGTGTCATATAATTCTTTATTTTTAGTGGCAATGTACCCAACCCTTAATCCAGATAAACCAACTGATTTAGAGAACGAGGAAATAATAATAACATTGTCAGAATAAAGTTCATATATTCTATTATCCATTTCATTGAATAAATAATAATATGGTAAATCTAATATAAGTGTTTGATTCCTTTTTTTACAAACTTCAACAAACGTTTTTAAATCTTCAAACTTGGGAGCATACCCTGTGGGGTTTGACGGATAACATAACATTACAACCCCTTCCCCAACTTCAACATTGTTTATATCAAAATCATTAAATGTTTTAATATCTTTATTATGTATGGTAAGAATTTTATTCCAAGACCCCCAATGATATTTAGGAACCCAAAATGTTTTATCAGATAAAGAATTTATTACCACGTCCAATGTGGCCATTCCACCTGGAACCGTTATCACATAATGATTATTAAGATGAAATTTATTTTTTATGGTATCAATAAGTCCGGCATCACCATCATTTCCCCCATATTGTTGGATTTTCTTTTGATTGAAATCAATGGTTTGAGAAATCAAATTTAAATCAATGGTGGTCACATCCATAACCCCACGGTGAAGTTTAAGATATTTATCGCCAGTTTCTTTTTCTAACTTTGCCGCCAATTCCCCAATCTCAACGATTGATGAATATGTAACAGGAGATGTATTAACATTCATATATCTTTATTTTGGATGGACTAAGAGTCAATTATTTGTTTTTATTATTAAAAACCGTAGGTTTGTCTTTATCAGTAATACTACTGAATCGTATTGTATCACCATCATTGTGTTTGGTTAAACACATTAAGACACCTTCACTTTTTTTATCTAAATCTCTTACTTCGTAGATATATTCTTGTTTGTCCTTAATCTCCGATTGAAGACACAGTATTACTAGTATTTTTAACATATGCGTTATTTATTTGTTAGTTAATATTATTTGATTAATTCCCCTATCTTTAAAGTTCATATGGACTATCTGGAGGATTTTTACCTATTCTTGGTTTGCTATTCATCATCCAAAATACTATCCCCGTAAAAATAATTAATGTTATATATCCCATGTTTAATTTTTTATAAAGATAGGGGTTATTTAGTAATAAAAAAAATTTAATTATGTTTTTTAATGTATTTATGTTAATATATTTGAAAAACAATATGAATTTAAAAAAACAAATAAGAAAAATATTAAAAGAAGAATATATTTTACCTCCAAATGTAAGACGTAGGTTAACTAAATATAGTGAAGACGATGTTATACATTATTTAAAAAAATTTACAATGAATTATTACTTAATGATTCCAAACACAGAAGATTTAGTAAAAAAAGTTTGTGATGATACTTCTTATGAAATTTTGGAATCCGCTTTATTAGATTCACAAGACGATGAATCTAATGAAATACTAAAGCATTATTCTAAAACTTTATTTAATAATTATAAAGATTTTATTTTGAATTTTATAAATTACACATTCAAAAATGACGATAATAACATGTATATTTTTTATAAACACTCAGAAGTACATGGTGGAAATGGGTTTAGTGAATCAATTGATGGATGGAATAAATTTTTAACTAAATATGGTTCTTGGTTTCCCGATTTAGAT